TGTAGCTCCATCACAATACCAACTAAACTGACACCGATCTTTTTTCATTGATCCATCATGGTTTTTCTCACCTTGTTTTACTACTTTACAAACTGTGTCAGGGTATCTATCATCATTAACTCTATTAATTACAACTTGAGCAACAGCTATCTGCTCTACTACACTCTGACTTCTAGCTTCGTAGTATACGTTAAGTGCTAAACAAACTATAGCTTCAGCTAACATCACTTATGCTTTTCTTTTAATGCTTCAATCATTTTGTTGAGGTAGTACTGTGCTTTTTGCATATCTTCTACAGGTTTTCCTTTATAGTTGTATCTGTGTTGATACTTTATTACATTACCATGACAGTAATCTATGAAACCCTGTAGTCCTAACACCTGTCTCATGTAGTCAATACACTCTATACCATCTCGTATTGTGTAATGAGGTGGTCTGTTTACAGGATCAAACTTTTCATTTGTTGAACCATATTCACCTGTAAATATCTCAAAGGCATCTTCTTTTGAGTGTGGATTACAATCTGGACATTCATAACATTTAAGATCATCATCAAGATAATTACCACACATAGCACAAGTATCTTTAGCGTGTATTACTGTCATTCTATGCTCCTATATCTACTATCTCACAACTATCCCCACTACAAGCCATAGTCTGACTGCCAGAGGTAGTATCACTTTTTTCATAGTCTCTTAATTTAGACCAATCAATTCTACTTCTCATTCTAGAAAGCATAGCATCATATTCTTGTTCTGTACACTCTTGATAAGGTGCTTGCTGATAAACATGATCAGAGTGTGGCAAGAAAGATACACCTGACATCTTATCAAAATGCTTGAACACAAATGCTCCAACGTCAAGCCACTCTTCTTCCTTAACTGTAACAGTGATAGATGGTTTATGTTCACACCAATGTTCTTGATAGATCAACCAAACATTTAACTGATCTATAGCAGAGAGGTCATCTCTAAGTCTAGAACCTTTGGGTGACATCATTGGAAAACTAAATACAGTTGTTGTTTCAGGTTTCATCACACATGGTTCACTTGGCACACCCTGATCAATCATAAACTTTGTCAGTGGATCTTTATTATCTCCCCTAACTGTTCTAATATAATACCTGCTGTGTCTAGCATGAATACCACTTGCTGAATCGCATAACTGTGATACTGTACCTGATGGTTTGACACAAGTGATGGCTGTGCTTTCCTCTATGCCAAATCTTTTAGCATACTTCTTGTTTGTATCTATAGCTATCTGCTTCATTCTTGTAAGTCTTTCTCTCATGTTCACAAGAAAACAATTTGTATGTATATTGTCCATGATACCTGTGAGACTTACACCAAGAAGTCTTTCTTCCTGTGTATTGTTTTTCCAAACTTTTCTTAGATAGGGGAAGTTAGTAAGAGTAGACTGTGCAGTGCCTAAGATAGTAGCTAGTCTAACTTTACGATCTAGATCATCATCTGTATCATGCTCCTTGACAACTACTTCAGTTAGATTACAGAACTGATGAGGTCTAAGTATAATCTCACTACAGGGGTTAGTGCCAAACTCATAGTCTGGATTTCTTCTTCCATTCTTAGCTGCTTGCTTCTGTGCAGATATTCTGTTGAAGATACCCCTCTCACCTGACTTTGATTCTACAAGTGAAGTCCACTCTCGTAAGAATGTTTCTGAATCAGGTTTATCTGTGTAAGCAACACTATTATTAGAGAGTGCCATGTGAGGAGCAGTTTCCCACCACTGTCCTGTCTTAGCATGACGCATACGTATGTCAGAAAGGTTGCTGAGAGAGATCATTGCAGATCTACGTACACCACCCACTACAACAATCTCACCAATCTTACACATGATACTGTGGCACTCATAGCTATTTAGTTTTCTGCCTACAGCACCCTTGAACATATTGATTGTGAACTTAAACAAATCAACAAGAGGAGCAGGTCCTGATGCTCTACCACCAAATGTTTTTAATCTTGCACCTGCAGGTCTTATCATGCTGACATCATAGTCAGGAACTTCACCTGCATACAGTAGTGCAATCAACATTCTGAATGCTTTTGCCCAACCCTCTTTGCTGTCTCTAACAACAATGGTTGTCTGACTTGGAAATAACTTCTCTGGTATCTCTGGAAGTTTATCTATGTATTGTCTCTCAACAGAGAAGCCTACTCCTGTACCACAAAGCAAGATGTACATAGCTTCATCAAAAGATTTAGGGTCATTGACAGGGAGATAGGAGCAGTTGTAACCTGCTGTATTATCTCTATCTAATGCAGGTCCTGCAGTCATCAAAGCTCTCATGGATGGCATAACATCAAGACTGTAGATAGCGTTCCAGATCTCGTCTGTGGTCTTCTTGTCAAGACCTGTCTTGTCTGCCATGTAATCTACATAACGTGTAACTGTTTCAGTCCACGTTTCTCTCCTTCCTTCTTCTTCAAGCCAACGTGCATAACGAGAGGTGGCAATAAAGTTTTGATAATCTGTAGGTAATGCATTATTCATCTGTTATCTCCTGACCCTTTAATTTTATTTCTATCTCTCCTGTCGTGAAGTTTCTTTATGTTTGCATCAGCTACTTCTTGTAAATTAGAGTCTAGATAATTAGCTATGGCTGTGACATAAAAGAGACAGTCACCTAGTTCTTTTATGATGTCAGACTTAGAAAAGCTTTTATCCCTGATAAGTTTCTTTATCTTACCCTGAACTTCTCCTGCTTCTTCTCCTAAACCTAAAACATTTTCCATCAGCCTGTTCTTTGGTTCAGTAACAATAAGTTTCTCAACTTGTTTACTGTACAATTCCATATCGTAATTCAATCTAATCTCCTTGTAATATCTACATCTATTATCTCAACATCATCTAAATCATAAATACAATCAGATATTTTTTCTTTCACGACTTCTAGTTCACTATCATCAGCAACTTCTAAAAAATTAGCTGTTTCATCAACCTCAACAGTTAAAACTATTTCAAAACGTAAGCTCATAGTTATACTCCATTCTCACTAAAAGTCAACACATTTTACCTGAATCATCATAAGACAAAATACCCTCATCAATAATCTCTATTGCTTCCATTTTACTGTCAACAAAATGTTTAAAGTTGTAAGCATCCGAACTGTCAGTAAACCAAAACTCTTCATCTCTCATCTCGCCTTGATCTTCAACCCTACAAACTACAAGATATTCACCTTCATCTGGAATCTCAAACTCATAGTTATTATCATAGAGTTGCTCAACACTAAAAGGACCTTCACGTACTGCCCATATTTTAAATACTCTTCTCATTTATTTTCCAATCTCTAATTAAATCCATATAGTGTTCTAATCCAATCATAACAACCCAAGGTTTGTAGTCTGACCTGAAGAATACAACAGGCTCACCATTACCATGTTTGTAAGCTTGCTCTATGTATCCATAGATTGTTCTCATTTCACCTTTACGTCTTTTAACTTCTATCGCTAATGGTAATCTCTTTCTAGCTTGAGGAGAGAACTTGATGTCAGCACCTGTATCACCCATGATAGCAGACTGTATGTCATCCTTTTCAAACTCTGGAAAAGTTTCTAACAGTTTATCTCTGATCTCCTGTTGACCTAATCTACCTTTAGCTTTTGCTGATCTACTCATGTGAATACCTCTGGTACTTTTGGTTCTGTGTTTACTTCAACTAAATATTCAGGACCATAGGAGTAGATGAAAGTTCTTAGATTATCCCAACAGCTACTTTTATATTCACAGTAACTACACACCACGTTTAGCTTTTTGTTGTCGCTTGTTTTTGACTGTGGTATGGGATCTAACTTTTTTCTAGGTAACTTACCTTCTACCATCTTGACAATGTTTTTTATTTCTTTCTCTTTTGTTTTTAACTCCTCAGAGAAATCATAAACATCCAAACAAATATGTCCATTCTGTTTATCAACTGCAAGAAAAGCTCCCTGTTTTTTGTCAGTAACAAGTGGGTCATCCTTACCTGCGTAAACGTAAGAACTAAGTTGAGATATGTAACCAAATGGATCGTCATCACGTAATCTCCCCTCTTTAAATTTTTTGAAAGCATAACTACTGCAAGACTTTACATCAATCGTCATGCCATCTATCACTGCATCTCTGTGTCCTTTAACACCATGCACATCCAAACTGTCCTGCATACCCTTAACTTCATGTCCACTAGCTACTGCTAAATGAAGTATCAACTCTTCTATCATATCACCATAGAAGAACTTCAGCAAACTGTTTGGTTTTAGTGGCTCACCTAGTTTAGGTTTGTTGATCTTGTACCACAACTTTCTTTGACATGGTGTTCCAACAGACGAAAGAGATAAATAACCCCTTGGTTTTTGTGGTTTAGAAAACCTACTGTCAGCAGTATGTGCTAGACTTATACCAAAGGATTCACTGATGGCAGCATTCCAACCACCTTTACCCTCTATTGCCTTGTAAATATCTCTTACAAGATTTTCAATTTTCTTCATCAGCTTGTCCTTTGTGTTTTCTTTTTCTGAATACCTTTTTAGATTTATCAGGTATAACCTTGAGACTATACTTTGGAGTATACAACTCTCTAGCCTCAAGGTTTCTGGGTTTAGATTTCCTAAAAAGGAACTTCTTCTCCGACTGCTTCATTAGCCTTTGCCTTTGGTGGGGGAGCAGGTAGTTCATCCTCTTCATCAGGATCATACTTCTTGTGTTCTAACACCTTAACTCTTTCAAGTCTTGTTCCTGTGTTGCCATACTTCTTAATGTCATACACAGCAAGTGTAACTTCCACAAGAGATCCATTACCAATAGGACCATCCACATCATAATCCCAACGTGTGTTATCCTCTTTGAGGACAATGGGTGCGCCACTATCCCAATCTCTACCTGTTTCAAATTTACGTACAAAGGTAACTTTCTTACCTCTACCTAACTCATCATCAGTACCAGACTTCATGGACTTAGAGTCTTTCAACTTCTTGAAGTTAACGTCATTCATTATAACGTCAATCTTACAAGCACCATTACAGTCTTCGTAAGCACCCACTGCTTGTGGTGTAGGCTTGTAGCCTGTCATCTCACGATTCTGTTCAAAAACTTTGCACCATTCACCGATACC